ATGGTAGGACATGTCCACCTATCTTTGAATATCTATGAAGATGTATACGAGATAATAGCTTCATTTGGTATGAATATTATTGTAGCAATTGGCTTTTGGCTAGATTGGAAAGATCACAAAAAAACAACAAGAGAATGAAAGAACGTATAATATGTTACGACATAGAAACTATGCAAGAATTATTCTTAATAGTTTGTATGGTGCCTGGTAAAGCAGGTAAGAGTTTTCAAGTGTCTAAATGGAAGAATCAGTTAGATAAATTCGTTAGATATACAGAAGAACATGCTGATGCTTATTGGGTAGGATATAATAATCTACGCTTTGACAGTCAGGTTGTTGAATGGATCTTGAGAAACTATGACAATTGGCATGAACTATCTAATTTAGAAATATGTGCTAGAATAGCACAGAAAGCAGCTGATGTTATTCATGATGCTAACTTTGATGTGTTTCCTGAATATAGAGAACATGAATTAAGTCTTAAACAGATAGATCTTTTCAAAATCAATCACTACGATAATAAGAATCGCCTCGTTTCTCTTAAAAGACTTGAGTTTGAGATGGACTTAGAGAACATTGAAGAGATGCCTATACATCATACTAAAACAAATATGACTAAGGAAGAGATAGAACTCACCATAGACTATTGTTTTAATGATGTTGATGCCACTTATGAATTCTATAAAGTGACAACTGGTGATACTGAACACCCACTTTACAAAGGAAACAATCAAATAGAACTTCGAAGAGATATTGAAACTGAGTTTGGTATTCCATGTCTTAACTATTCAGATAGTAAGATAGGTGATGAAATAATCAAGAAGTACTATTGTCAAGAGAAAGGTATTGACTATAGAGAACTTCCTAGAAAAGGATATTTCAGAAAGAACATAGATCTTAAGAAGTGCATTGCTAAATATGTTGTATTTGAGACACCAGAACTTAGTGATTTCTTAAAAAGAATAAAGAAGACCCAGTTAGGTCTTCAAGATGATTTCAAAGAAGAACTGCATTTCTATGGAAATGTGTATTCTTTTATGAAAGGAGGTCTTCATACAGAGAACAAACCTAAAATGTTTGAGGCTGATGAAGAGTGTGAGATAATCGATTGGGATGTTAGTTCCTACTATCCAGCCATCATCATCAATAATGGGCAGTTTCCTGCTCATTTAGGAAAGGAATTCCTTAGGGGATATAAACAGATGTTTGATAAAAGATTGGAGCTTAAACCACTTGCAAAGAAAGACAAAAAGATTAAAGGAATCGTAGGAGCCCTTAAACTTGCAGTTAACTCTGTATATGGTAAGTCATCTGATATGCAATCATGGATTTACGATAGGCAACTTACTATGTTCACCACAATAACTGGTGAGCTTAGTTTGATGATGCTTATTGAACAATATGAATTGAATGGCATACAGGTGATCTCTGCAAATACAGATGGTGTAACTATCAAGATTAAGAAAGAACTGATTCCATTAATGCATAAGCTTAATGAATGGTGGTGTAATCTAACTCAATATGAGTTAGAACGAACTGACTATTCAAAGATTATCTTTAGTACGGTGAATGATTACTTAGCAATTATGACTAATGGAGAAATTAAAAAGAAAGGTGATTTCCTTACTGACTTTGAGTTACATAAGAACAAATCAGCCAGAGTGGTTCCTATTGCTCTTGAGCAGTGGTTTGTACATAACATTCCTGTTGAGCATACGATACGCAATCATAAAAATCTTTATGATTTTTGTATAAGACAGAAAGCTACAAGAAGTTTCCATTATGAAGGAACTAATAGATCTACAGGAGAAGTTACAATGTACAATAAGTTAATCAGATATTATGTGTCTAACACTGGTGAGAAGATATTTAAGGTGAAAAATCCTGAATGTCAAACTAGAGCTGCTGCTATTAGTCAAGTGGAAGCTGGTGAATGGGTGTGTGAAGTGCGTAACTTCTTACCAAAGAATTCACCTATTGACAATGTTAATTATGATTATTATATTGAAAAAGCTAATAGGATGGTGAACAAGATTGCCACTGAAGGTAAAAGAATAAAAACAGTGTATATTCCTAATCAATTAAATCTATTTGAATGAAAGCAAAAGTGAATCGAACAAACATTTCTGAACATTTAGTTGAATATCAACTAAAAATAGTAGGAAAGACACTCTTAGATATAGAGAGTGATGAAGATTGGTATTATAATAATACTATGACAGAAGAACAACATGAGGAATTCAAGCGTTATGCTATTCCTCTACTAAAGAAGATTTTTAAATTTAACAAAGGAAAAGCTGAACAAACATTTCAATGGTTTGATTTGCAGTTCGGGTTGAGAATCAAAAATTAAAATTATGACAACATCTAACATTATTGTAGTAGGATTTATATTGGCATTATTGTCAATACTAAGTTTTATGTTACTAAAAAATTCCAGTAAGGAATATCCTGAAGAAGAACGAGGTCCTAAATTTGAACCCAGAAAGATTACTTTTCTACATTGTACAGACGCTGATCTAATTGAAAAGCCTAAAAGAAAGTACAAGAAGAAAAGAAAGAAACCTGTTACACAAGTTGAGAAAAAACCTGTTGGAAGACCTAAAAAATCTGAATAATGGATTGGATATTGGAAGATTGGGAATATCCTAACGACCATATCTACGCTATGGAAAGAGAACATGATGTTCAAGTGGCATGGCAACAATGGGAAGAGGAAGAGGAACGTAAGAAACGTTTACCTGCATTAATTAAAATTGTAACACCAATATTAACAGATGAAACTGAACGTAACAGCAGAACAATTCGAGGAGCTCATCAAAAAAGGTTATAATTTAGATGTAATATTCTTATTGAAGTTGATAGATGAACAATATGATGTTTCTTCACTATGTGAGGGAAGTATGAAGATTGCTTCTATCTATCAGTCTTTGATAAGGAAAGCATTGATAACCAAAGATGATGAAAAGCTTACATTAGTAGGTAAAGATCTTTTAGAATTCATGGATGTAAAAAGCACTGGAAAGATAATAAAGAGAAAACCTCCAACAACAGATTTTGAAGAGTGGTGGAAAACTTATCCAGGCACTGATTCATTTGAATACAAAGGAAAGAAATTCACAGGCACCAGATCTGTTAGAAAAGGTAAAGATGAATGTAGACTAAAGTTTGATAAAATTCTATTGGAAGGAGAATATACAGCTGCACAGCTTATAGATGCTTTAAACTATGAATTGCTACAAAAGAAAGAAACTTCTATAGCTACTAATAGCAATAGAATGACATTCATGCAGAACAGTGTAACTTATTTGAACCAGAGAGCTTTTGAGGCTTATATTGAATTAATCAACGATGGAGCTAATGTTGATGTAGCACCACAGAAACCAACAGGAGGAACTGACATATGAGAGAATTTTTTGAAACAATTAACGACTATCCATGGACAACATTCTTTGTCTTTATAATGATCATTTCCATTGTGTCAGTTTTTAAAATTGATAACAAATGAGTTTTGAACTATTAAATGCAGAAGTTGACAAAGGTCTTAATAGTCTAAATAGAGGAATTCCTATGGGATTTGATCGACTAACTAAATATGTAGGTATTCGTAAAGGACTCTATTATCTTATAGGTGGTAACACTGGTTCAGGTAAGACATCTTTTATTGATGATGCATTTGTTCTTAATCCTGTTGATTGGGCTCTTTCTAAAGAAGGACAAGCTTCAGGTATTAAGGTGAAGGTTTGGTATAGATCTATGGAAAGAAGTAGAACATACAAGATGGCCAAGTGGGTATCTCGTAAGATATTTCTAGACCAAGGAATAATTATTCCTGTAGGTAAGTTATTAGGTTGGACTGATAAACTAACTAAAGACGAACATGATCTTTTTCTTTATTATAAAGACTACATAGATCAGCTTAGTGAGATTGTAACTATTATTGATGGACCAGAAAATCCTGTAGGTATAGCAAAAGAATTAAAAACTTATGCTTTACAAAATGGTAAGATTGAACAATTAGATGAATGGAACAAAATATATGTTCCAGATGATCCAAGTCAAATAACTATGGTTGTTATAGACCACATTGGTCTTCTTAAAACAACAAAAGATCAACCAACTAAAAAAGATGCTATTGATAAAATGTCTGATGAACTTAGGTTTGCTAGAGATTTCTATGGATATAGTCCTGTAGTGGTCTCTCAGTTTAACAGATCTATTTCTAATCCAATGAGGATTAAGAATGGTGATGTTGAACCTCAACTAGAAGATTTTAGCGACAGTTCATCAACACAAAATGATGCTGATGTTGTTATGGCTTTATTTGATCCTATGAGATATAAAGTGGCAGACCCAAGTGG